TTTAAGAGTACTTGCGATAAAATACCAATCGGTATTAAATAGGGCTGTAATCGTTAGTGAGTAAGGGTTACAGGCTACATACTTTAAGCATACCATTGCGAGTATGCATTAAAGTCATAGCTCAACGTCCATATATCTCATGGCTCAACGTCCATATATCTTATATGCATATAAAAATTTTTTATTTTTTTTTAGGCTTCCTTTACAATAAAATATAGACCTGCTATAATAGAGGTAGGGATTAGCCCTAAAAACTGTGACATAAATGTCACACATTATTAAGGAGCATTAAAATGCAAACGTTTAATTATAGTAAAATCGAGACTCTTTCTCTTGTCTCTCTAGCTGTCGTAGTTGGTCAACCTAATATTTCAAGCTTAGTATATCAAGCAGATACGGAAGTGAAAAATATTAAAGGCGCTGCTTGTTCATCTAACTTATTTAATAAAGGGTTTAACACATTTTTGGGAATGACTGTTAGATACTTTATAGACCCAAAGGGAAATAGGTTTTTAACAATTGGAGAGGTGGCAGCATTGAGCGGAAGAACCAGAGACTCGGTTTATAAATTCTTTAAAGGAAATGAAGGAATGCTTAAAGTAGGTTATAGGCCAAAACATTACGGCGGCCGCCCAATGACAAAAAGCAAATCTGGAGTCAGTCACGTAAATCAAAACTTGATTCCATACTTGAACGCAATGACTTACATCAGAACAAGACCAGAAGTAAGCAACAAAAAGAAAGGTAAATAGTAATGATAAAAGTAAAATCATTAAGACATAATTATAATATTATCACCCATCAAGACAACCAGATATTATATAGTTATGAAACTCCTGTAGCTGTTCTTCATGCCAATGGCGCAGCATTCAGGACAGACCAAAAGTACAGCACAACAACATCAAGACATATTAATAAATTTCTAGATGGTCGTTATGCTGTAGAAATTGTAAGTCAAAATTATATAAACGCATTTACAATATAAAAGAACAAGTCCCTAGTAAATTAATTTTTGCTAGGGATTTTTATAATCTTTTTGAAAAAAGATTAATCAAAAACTTTTAAAAATTGGTGTTTTTATAAAGAGCATCGAGAAGAAATAAGAAAGAAGAAAGATAAATTGAATGCTACGCATACCTTTATAAGAATTTTTTTATTGACTTCGCTGCGCTCAGCCATTTACTCTAGGGGGACACCCCCAAAGACCCCGTAGTATAGTATATATATAGTACCACCCCCACATATAGAGCAAAAAAAACATATTGGTTTTTCTGAGCCCTCACTTATAATGACCACTAATAATGATTATCAGTTATAGGTCTTTACCGGGTCTTGTAAAGATAAAATAACATACATTCCGAAACTACGCAAACATTTAATTATATAAAGTACTTGTCTCTATTGTCATTCTCTGTTATAGTTTGACTATGGCTAAAGAAGCAGTAAACGATTATGGACTAACTATTAAGCAGCAAAAGTTTGCAGAAGCTTATGTAGCAACCAACAATGCATCTCAATCACTAATAGATGCAGGGTATGCTCCTGTGGTCCGTACCGATACTGGTGAACTTGACAAGAGCAAGACAGCCAAGAGAGCACAACAATACCTTAGCAATCCAAAGATAAGAGCATACGTAGAAACTTTAAGAGAAGAAGTTGTAGAGAAAGTATCATGGACTGCAGAGAAAGTTATTGACAAGATGTATCAAACCTATCTTAGAGCAACTGACAATGATGACTACACAAATGCCAACAGGTCTATGGAATCCATAGCAAAACACCTTGGAATGTTTGTAGACAAGAAAGAAATTAAACAAGAGTTCAGTAGTATGACAGGCAGTAGTGATGATGATATTCAAAAACTAGCTGATGTTATAGGATTAAAGGTTGTAAAGAGTGGAAGTAATACAGAACACTAAAGAAGCTTTTCGTGAAAGTTTATATGTAAGAGCATTAAAACAATCACAAACAAGTTTCTTCTCCTACGTTAAGTTCGTAGCTCCTACCCTTGTGGATGACTTCAAGGTAGGTGCACATATAAAAGTTATATCAGATAAACTCCAAGAGATAGTAGATTCTTCTGAACCAAAAAGACTGATGGTCTTTCTTCCACCCAGATCCAGTAAAAGTTTACTGTGTTCACAGCTCTTTCCCAGCTGGTACATAGGACGTAATCCTAATCATCAGATCATGTCTATCTCTCATAGTGATCAACTAGCAAGTGACTTTGGTAGAACAGTAAGAGATATACTGAAGCAAGACCTATATAAAGAAATCTTTCCCGGGGTCTCACTCCGACAGGATGTGCGAGCTGCAGGTAAGTGGAAGACTAATCAGAATGGTACATACTTTGCTGCTGGTGTCAGATCGCAGGTTGCTGGTCGTGGTGCACACATAGCCTTGATAGATGATGCTATGTCTGAAGAAGATGCCTTCTCCGAGGCAGGACGTAAGTATATAAAGGATTGGTTTCCAGCTGGTCTAAGAACTCGTCTGATGCCCAATGGGTCTATTGTCATTATTAATACACGATACCATGAAGACGATCTCTGTGGATGGCTCCTGAATAATCAAACAGCAGAAACCACACCATGGGAAGTATTGTCGATACCAGCATGGCTGGACGCAGAGTCAGCTAATCTTCTAGATCTACCTATAGGTGGTTCGTATTTTCCGGAGTGGAAACCAGACAAGATACTTAGAATGGATGAAGCAGAGATCAGAGCGAATAATGGTGCCAAGTATTGGAATGCATTATATATGCAGAATCCTACACCAGATGAAGGTGGTTCCATAAAGTCTACATGGTTACAGAGATGGGAAGAAGAAGATGCACCCACATGTGAGAAGATAATACAGACATATGATACAGCTTTCTCCACAAGATCTACTGCAGATTATAGTGTAATACAAACATGGGGTGTCTTTGATGCAGAGGTAGAAGATCATCAAGGTAGAGAATACTTGGCTCCTTGTCTTATACTCTTAGGTAATCATAGAGAAAGATTGGAGTATCCTGATCTTCGTAGAGTGGCACAAGAACTCTATGATGAGTTCAGACCAGACATATGTATAATAGAAAAGAAAGCATCAGGACAGTCTCTGTTACAAGATTTACGTAGAGCTGGACTACCGGTGTTGGATTACTTGCCAGATCGTGATAAAATTGCTAGAGTACATGCTGCTACCCCTATCATGGAAGCAGGAAGATTATTTTTACCTAGGCACAAAGACTGGGCAGAAGATTTATTTGCTGAAGCAATACAGTTTCCCTATGGTAAACATGATGACCAAGTGGATGCAATGACCATGGCTATACATTACTTAAAAGATTCGTGGCATCTGACACATCCAGATGACCCTGAGTATGAGAGTAAGCCAAGTAAAAACAAAACGTATTGGAATTTTTAATGGGACTGTTTGATATACTAAGACAATTTACAGGTGGTGGTGAAGAAGAAGTAGTTGAAGAGACTGTAGAGGTAGATCAGATTGATGGACAACCTCTTGTAGAACGTACTATGCTTATAGAAAATCACCCTCATTTTAATTATAAGGAAGGTGCTGAAGATAGAGTATATGAAAAAATAAAAAGATATAATGCAAATCCTGCTGCTGTAACAGGTATAATGGCAAACATGCTGGGTGAAAACTCTGATTTTGATTATCAAAAAAAACAAGATAAAAATAAAAGAGGTGATGGCTTAGGTCCGGGTAGAGGTTTATTTCAATTTGATTCTATGAGAAAAAACTATAATAAATATTTAAAGTCTAAACAATTACCTGATTCTGAAAATGCTCAGATATATTGGGCAATGGATCAGATATATGGTGATCCTGTAAAGAGTGAACTTGGTTATACAAGAGCTAAAAAATTAAGAAAGATATTAGAAAAAGGGAATGAAGAGGAAGCAACAACAGCTTTCTTTGAAATATTTGAAAACCCTTCTCCAAATAATCCAAAAGAAAGACAGGCTAAATTAAATAAAAGATTATCATATATAGATAGATATAAAAACAAGAAAGCAGGAGGGGGTTCTTTAATGGAAAGAAACCCAGATAATAATTACAACACACAA